CTTGCGCCAGTTCTACACTGCTGACGCTGGCTATGCGCTTGCCAAGCAAGTAGACACTAGCTTGATCCAATTGGGTCGTGCATTCAATGGTGCTACTGTCGGTACTAACGACTACGCAACAAGCAACACTACTACCAAAGCCTTCATTGGCGGTGATGGTACGACTGCTTACAACAGCACATCTTCTAATGCTTCTGCATTGACTGATGCCGCTATTCGCAGAACCATTCAGCGTTTGGATGACAACGATACTCCTATGGACAATCGTTTCTTCATCATCCACCCTCTTCACGCAACACTCTGATGGGCCTTGCCCGTTACACTGAGCAAGCGTTTGTGGGTACTGGTGATGCAATCCGCACTGGTGAAATTGGTAATCTGTATGGTATCCCTGTGTTCACATCTAGCAATGCTGATACTGGTGCTGGTAACTCTGGTGCTGATCGTATCTGCTTGATGGGTCACAAGGACTCTATGGTTCTGGTTGAACAAATTGGTATCCGTTCACAAACTCAGTACAAGCAAGATTACCTTGCCACTTTGTTTACATCTGATACTTTGTATGGTGTTGCCGCACTTCGTGCAGCCGCTACAACTGGCGCAGCATTGTCCTCTTCTGCTTTTGCCTTGGCTGTCCCTGCTTGATAGCTCTTTCCCCTCACTTTAATCGGTGGGGGGATTTTTTACATTAAGGAGATTTATTATGGCAGCAGCAACAGCAGTTACTTCCCGTAGGGGAAATGACCAATTCCGTGGTTTGTTTACAGACACTTGGGACGTTACCTGTACTCTTGATAGCGCATCAGTAGCTACTACTGCAACCGCTACAGATACAGTTACAGTACCAGGCGTTGCTTTGGGCGACATGGTTATCGGTATGGCAATTGGCGTTTCTGAAGCAGGTTTGGTTCGTAGAGCCTATGTTTCAGCCGCTAATACAGTTACTATCGTGACTTATAACCCTACAGCAGGTTCTGTAGATTTAGCATCAACTACATTGAACATCGTTATTGGTCGTGCAGTGTAATAAAAGGGGGCTTATACCCCCCTTTTTTTGGAGTTTTTATGGCTACTTTTCGTTGTTTACAGTCGGGAACAATGGTTACTTTCACCTATCAACATGATATTGATAGCATGAAAGGTCATCAAGGATACGTTCTTGTTGAGGAAACTCCAAAGAAAGACGAAGATAAACCTAAGATTGGAAGACCGAAAAAAGAGGTTTCAAATGTCGGAAATTGATCCAAGAGAATTTGGCAAATTGGAAGCCCAAGTTGAGGCTTTACAGTCTGAAGTTCATGCACTTCGCCAAGATATTAAAACGCTTTTAGAAATGGCTAACAAATCTAAAGGCGGTTTTTTCGTTGGAATGGCTATCGCCTCTGTTATTGGCGGTATCATTTCTTTTGTTGCAACCAAAATAGTTCGTTAAGGATTTATATGCCTCAAGTTGGAAACAAGAAATTCCCATACACAGAAAAAGGCGAGAAAGAAGCCAAAGAGTATGGCAAGAAAAAGGGTATGCCTGTAACTGTAATGATTGCTATTGGTAAGCCTAAAGGTCTACCTACCCGTGGTGGTCGCACTGCTACTAACATGATGAAGAAGTCTTCACGGGGTAAATAATGTCAATATTTCAATTAGACCCAAATAATGTTGCTTTTGGAGTTGCCTCATTAGGAACTAGCCAAGTTGCTTCTGTTACCAACTCTAGCGTCCAGATGACTGCTTTTGGTGCATCGACAACAATGATTCGCATTGCTTGCTCATTAGGTCACTGTCACTATCAAATAGGTTCAAACCCTACTGCAAGCATTACAACATCTGCCATGATTCCAAATAACTCTTTTGAGATTATTCGAGTAAGTCCTGGTCAGAAAATAGCATTTATCAAAGATGCAACAGTTACTGCGGCCACAGTATCTGTTACGGAGTTAGTATGAAAAAAACCAAAGCTGAAGCTAAGATTAGCAAAGTCATGCGTGAGTACAAGGCGGGAACGCTTCACTCTGGCAAAGGTGGCCCTGTTGTCAAGAATCCTAAACAAGCGGTTGCTATCGCTTTAAGCCAATCAAGGAAGAAGAAATGAAACAAGGTCTTTACAGTAACATCGCAGCAAAGAGAGAACGCATCAAGGCGGGTTCTAAGGAAAAGATGCGTAAAGTTGGCTCTAAAGGTGCACCTACTGAGGCGGCATTTAAGGCTGCGGCTAAGACCGCAAAGAAGAAATGAAATCTCCTGCTTGGCAAACAAAAGAAGGTAAAAACCCCAAGGGGGGCTTGAATGCCAAAGGAAGAGCATCGTATAATGCAGAAACGGGTGGTAATTTAAAACCACCAGTAAAGTCGGGAGATAACCCTCGTAGGGCATCCTTTTTAGCACGAATGGGCAATATGCCTGGAGCTGAGATGAAAGATGGAAAGCCTACCCGACTTTTACTTTCTCTTAGAGCTTGGGGTGCATCGTCCAAGGAAGACGCTAAAGCGAAGGCTAAAGCGATCTCTAAGAGGAACATCAAGTGAGACCAGTTTCAGTCGGACTTAACCCAACAGCAAATACGCTGACAACTGTTTTTACAGCTCCTACGGGTTATTACGCCAAGTTTACTGTGATGTATATCCACAATACTGGCGGCTCGACTAAACATATTACTGTCCAATGGTATGACGCAAGTACAGCAACAACATTAGATATTCTTACTGCCTACAACTTTACTTCAAAATCATACCTTCAATTTGATGGTGCGGCTTATATTGTTTTAGAAGAGGGCGATAAGATTCAAATTACTACTGAAGCAAGTAGTTCATTCAGTTTTATTGCCACATTTGAAATTGAAGGGTTGACCAGAGTATGACTTTCTTAGAACTTGTTAATGATGTTCTGATCCGTTTGCGTGAGCCAACGGTGACAACTGTTACCCTCAATTCCTATTCAACTTTAATTGGCAGATTTGTCAACGATGCCAAACGCCAAATTGAAGATGCGTTTAGTTGGAACGTCTTAGGTCAGACTGTAACTGTTTCGACAGTAGCGGGAACTTATGTCTATTCACTAACTGGTGCGGGTCAGAAGTTTCAAGTGCAAGATGTAATCAATGTTACTTCTAATGTTGGTATGCAGAATATCTCCTTTGTTGAGATGAACCGTTTTCAAAACCTTGTACCGACCACAAATGGCATTCCTCAGTACTACGCTTTTGATGGCGTAGATGCTAGTGGTGATACAAAAGTAGTCCTTTATCCAAGACCTGATGGTGTTTTTAGCATTCCTTTTTCATTAACAGTACCTCAAGCAACATTGTCTGCTGATGGAACTTCAGTTTTAGTTCCAGACACTCTTGTTGTGCAAAATGCTTATGCAAGAGCATTGGTTGAGCGTGGTGAAGATGGTGGATTAAATTCTTCTGAGGCATACCAACTGTATCGTGGAATGTTGTCTGACCAGATTGCTTTGGAAGGCACACGTTACCCTGAGAATCAGGAATTTGTTGCGATATGAGCAAGCAGCTTACTGTCAACAGCGTATCTGCACCAGGCTTTCTGGGGCTGAACACACAAGACCCGTCTTTAGAAATATCGAATGGGTTTGCTGGCATCGCTTTAAATTGTGTAATTGATAAGTTTGGTCGAGTAGGTGCAAGGCAAGGCTACCAAAACGTCAATACATCTAGTGGTACTTTAGGCTCAAATGATGTCACAGTTATCCATGAATTGATTGAAGCAGATGGAACTCTTACTGTATTGTTTTTTGGCAATGGCAAGCTGTTTAAACTTGGTTTGGCAACAGCAGGTGCAGTAGCTGAATACAACATTGCTGAATACGGCTCTAATGGCTCACCTCTTGCCGAATACACATCAGGGGTTGCGGGTTTAGGTACTGTTCTTGAACTGACGTATGGTGGTGGGGGGACTGCCCCAACTTTCAACGCAGGGAACTGGCAAGCGGCAAGTCTTAACGGTGTTGTTTATTTTTTCCAAATAAATAACGATCCAATAATTTACGACCCTGCTGTATCTACTTCAACCTATCGTAGAGTTTCTGAGAAATCAGGTTACGTTGGCACAGTGCCAAACGCAAACGTAGCTATCTCTGCTTATGGACGTATCTGGGCAGCCAATACAATTACCAATAACACAACAGTGTCGTTCAGTGATTTGTTGTCAGGCCATATCTGGTCTACTGGTACAGCGGGTTCTCTCGATGTTTCCCGAGTCTGGAGTAATGGTGCTGATGAGATCACGGGTTTAGCCGCCCACAATGGGTTTTTGTTTATCTTTGGTAAACGACAAATCTTGGTCTATGCAAACGCTACGACACCCTCTTGCGAACAGTACAAGAGAAATCTGCGCCATTGGGTGACTTATCTAAAAACATTAGAAATGATTTTTTAGCCACAATTGCAAGTGAATCAGACACTCAGTTGAGATCAGTCTATTCAGAACAGAATGGTTTTTACTTGTTGGCTTGCCCATCCTCCAAAAAAGTGTTCTGCTTTGACACAAAAACAACTTTGGAAGATGGGTCTTACCGTGTAACAACATGGGACAGCATTGAGCCAAAGAGTTTTTGCGCTAGACGTAATGGTGATTTGCTTATTGGAAAAACTGGTTTTGTTACTAAATACACTGGTTATCAAGATAACGCTTCAGCCTATCGCATGGAGTACTACACGAATAATGCTGACTTGGGCAAAGACGGTCTAACCTATTAAGAAGGTTAAGGTGCTTGTCGTAGGCGGTAGCAATCAAGCAGTATCTATATTCTGGGGCTATGATTTTTCGTCTAGCTATCAATCGCAAACTGTTTCTATTCCGACTCAAGCGGTGTCTGAGTACGGCATTGCTGAATACAACATTGCTCAGTACGCAGCGGGTATCACCTTGCAAGAGTTGACTGCATACGGCAATGGAGCAGGTAAAATCGTTCAAACGGGTTTTGAGGTCGATATCAACGGGTTTCCAATTTCGTTTCAAAAGATTGAAATCCAAACCAAAACAGGCAAACTTGCATAAGGAGCAACCATGTCAAACTATACAAAAACAGTCAACTTTGCGGCTAAAGACGCACTAACAACTGGCGATGCTAATAAGGTCGTCAAGGGTACGGAGATTGACACCGAGTTTAATAACATTGCAACTGCTATTGCAACCAAAGCTGACTCTAGTGCTGGTGGCGGTACTGTTACATCTGTTGCCCTTTCTGGTGGTACAACAGGGTTGACTGTTAGTGGTAGTCCAATTACTACATCAGGAACAATTACATTAGCGGGTACATTGGCTGTTGCTAATGGAGGCACAGGGTCTGGCTCTGGTGCTCCCGCATCTATTGTTACGGCAGGTACGTTTAGCACTGGCGACTATGCTTTTGCAAGCACAAGTAGATTGCAACTTGGCCCTATATCGCCAGCTTCAAATCATCGGTTTACAACCACTTCTGTAACTGGGCATCCTTCGGCAACCATGAATATGGGTTCAAGCGATTCATCTACAGGCATAGTTGTTACAGATCAAGTTTCTGGTTCATCATCAAGAATTCTTATTGCTTTTTCAACAGGCACATTCCCTGGCTCTGCCTATGCTAATGTTTCAACAAACGGAACAACAGTAACTTACGGTACAGGTTCTGATT